TTGCCGTATCTAAAATAATGTTAGGCGAAGCGAGAGGCAAGTTCAACACCATAGCAGGTCCACAGGGTGGCACAACGCTTAACGGTGATGCGTTAAAGAACGAAGGCCAGGCAGAGATAGAGAGATTGGAAGCAGACATAGGAAACTTCCAAGAAGGCGGAACACCGCACAGTTTTGTTATTGGTTAATTGACACCAAACTACATTTAAATACCTTGCAATGAAAAGTTCACAATTCAAAAAATACTCTGACCTCTCACTGGAAGAACTGGAAAGTTTGGTAGAGGAACTTGAGTTAATGAGCATAAAGGCGTTGAAAGAACGCAAGAAAACCTTGAGATCATCCATATTAAGATCTGTAAGAAAAGCAATCAAAGAGATTGAAAAACGTTTAAAAAAATAGTATAATAAACCTATGTTGATAGGCGTAGTAGGTTTGATCGGTTCTGGAAAAGGCACAGTCGCGGATAGACTCGTAGAAAAACATGGATATCAAAAAGACAGTTTCGCAAAGAGTCTAAAGGATGCCGTGGCATCGATGTTCAATTGGGACAGGAACATGCTTGAAGGAGACACTGAATCGAGCAGGCACTGGAGAGAACAGCCGGACCAATACTGGAGTGAGAAGTTTGGCAAACCCACAACTCCGAGATGGGTGTTGCAGTACTTTGGTACGGAAGTGATGCGTGGTCACATGTACGACGGAATATGGGTGGACAGTTGCATTGGTAGGTACAAGGGACAAGACACCGTGATAGCAGATACAAGATTCCCCAATGAAGTCAAACAGATCAGAAGGCACGGTGGCAAGATCATACTTGTGAAAAGAGGATTTGATCCTGACTGGTTTGTCAATTACGTTGAGGGCAACATTGAACCACAAGGCATACACAGTTCAGAATATGCATGGGCAAGAGAAGAGTTTGATTTCGTGATTGATAACGACGGTACAAAAGAAGAACTATACGCTAAAATAGATGGCCTAATCGTCAGCAACAAGATCACCAACCCGCCATCCAAGTCTACGGGTACTGCCCAACCTTTGGCAATTGGCGCAAACAGTTTTTAAGTTAGTCACCACAGTATTCCTAAGATTTCCGTCCACAAACAGCACATCTAGTTGTGCCTTGGCCTGTGCTTTGAACCCACAAAGTTCACACTTGTTTTTCTTTTTATATCCTGATCTCTGCAAGGCAGTCACACCGCCCACCCGTTTGCCAGCCCGTTTCCTGATGCAGGTGTCACAGCGACTCCGCCAATACACTCTGCCATATCTCTGGTAGGCATAGGCCCTGGGCTTGGTCTTGCACTCCGTACACAACGGTCTGTCTTTGTACTGCATGTGTGTATTTACGTAACCTATATAGGCACCAAGAAAACGGTAAATTATGTCAGCAAAACCGTATGATTGAATAAATAACTCTAGTATACGTACAACTTGCAAGGAGAATACGAAAAATGGCATTAACATCACCAGGAGTAGAAGTTTCAGTAATAAACGAAAGTTTCTATGTACCATCAGATGCGGGTACAACACCACTATTCATAGTAGCATCATCACAGGACAAGCAAAATGGTGCGGGAGACGGCACAGCAACAGGCACACAAACTGCCAACGCCAACACAGCATTTTTGATCTCGTCCCAGAGAGAATTAACAGAGACTTTCGGAGATCCGAAATTCTACACAGACGCTTCAGGAAACAGCCTTAACGGTAATGAACTGAACGAATACGGCTTACAAGCGGCATACTCATTCTTAGGAATTGCCAACAGAGCTTTTGTTCTTAGGGCGAATGTGGACACAGCAGAATTAGTTGGAAGTGCCTCGGCACCGACAGCGGCACCAACAGACGGCACATACTGGTTTGACCTTGCATCAAGCAGTTACGGTTTGTTTGAGTGGTCACAGACTAATCAATCATTCACATCAATTACTCCAACCCTTATCACTGCAACAAGTGACCTAGTTGGCGGTGTTTCTACTGGTGCACCAAAAACTTCAATCGGTGTAATTGGTGATTACGCAATCAACACAACACACGTGACGAACAAGATCTACAAGAAGACAGCAAGTAACACTTGGGTACATGTTGGATCAACCGACTGGCACACATCTTTACCGGTGGTGACAGTTGCGTCAGGAACAACAGTTTCAAGTGGTAACAAGATCACAATCAACGGTGTTGAAATCACTTACGGTGGAACAGCATTATCTGATGTTGCTACAGCGATTGGATCCAATGTGACTAACGTCACAGCAAATGTGAACAGCACAACAGGTAACTTAGAAATCTTCCACAACGGTAAGTTTTTAGGTGACTCAACAGGTGGTGCTAACACTATCAGATTTGAAGCAAATACAGGCACTGGTTTAGCAGACCTAGGGATCACGGCAGGTGTGAAAAACGGTGTGAAACTCCTACAGGAAAGCCACACTAACAGACCAACTTGGAAAACGGCAGACGAGGACAGACCCAACGGTTCAGTTTGGTTCAAGACTACATCAGCGAACTCAGGTGCGGCATTAGTTGCAAAACTTTATGCTACAGCAAGTGCTAGTTTCTCTCAAGTTGCTAGTCCACTTCATACTAACCACCACTCGGCGATCTTTAATCTAGATCCAGCGAACGGTGGAACTGCTTTGACTACAGGCACAGTGTACGCACAGTACAATGTCACTGAAGAAAGCATGGGTGCCAATGATCTAGGTGGTGCAGACTCCACTGGAAATGTTGCAGACTTCCAATTCTTCAGGTACGAGGGCGGTGCTACTACAATCACAAGTAACACAACTTCATACTCGTTCACTAGTGGTGATAAATTCCAAATACAAGAATCAGTTAAAAATCAAGAAGCATTGAACTCAGCGGTAACAATAACACTGGCTGGTACCGGTGTAGATGATTTTATAGCGGCAGTCAACGGTGCGGGATTAACAAACGTTTCAGCAAGTAAGACAACTGCTGGTGCGATCACCATGACACACAAACTGGGCGGTGAGTTCAGAATGTTTGATGGAGATGATTTAGGAACACCATTATTAGATGCAGGTTTCAGTGCAACGACGGCACACGCTTATGGAACATTCACAGCGAACAGTTCAACTTTGATTGACAACTTGTATGACCTACCAACAGGTGATAGCCTTGACTCAAGTGCTAATACAGGTATCATGGCAAGTAACTGGAAGAGATTAAGTTACACTGCAAGTTTAAGTGCACCAACAAATGAGCCGGCAGACGGCGCATTATGGTATCACACTGCAACTGACGAAGCAGATATCATGGCACACAATGGAACTACTTTCGTTGGATATGCCACAGCATACTCAAGCACAGATCCAAATGGTCCACAGTTCAGTGCAACAGCACCAACTACACAATCAGATGGTACTGCACTTGTAACTAATGACTTATGGATTGACACTTCAGACTTAGAAAACTATCCAAAACTTTACAAATACAACACAGCGGCAACGTTGAGTTCAACTAACACATCAAACCAAGTGGCAGTGACCACATCAGGTGCGGCGTGGGAACTGGTTGACAAAACAGACCAAACAACAGAAGACGGCGTTGTATTTGCAGATGCTAGATATCACACAGCGGCCGACAAGGCAGATTCATTGTCAACGGGCGGTGCGGGATCACCGAGTTCAATCAAAGACTTATTGAGTGATGGTTTCCTAGACCCAGATGCTCCAGATCCGGCTTTATTCCCACAAGGTATATTGCTATGGAACACTAGACGTTCAGGTTACAATGTTAAAGAATACAAAAACAATTACATAACAACTACGAAATATCCAGGAAGCGGATCAGCAGGTTTAGGTAACATCAGAACAAGTAACGAGAGTGTATCAACTTACTTCCCTGACAGATGGGTTACTAAATCAAGCAACAACGCAGACGGATCTGGCTCTTTCGGTAGAAAAGCACAGAGAAAAGTGATAGTTGAGCAACTTAAATCAGAGATCGACACAAACCAAGCAATCAGAGAAGACCAAAGAGGCTTCAATGTTATTGCTACACCTGGTTATCCAGAATTGATGCAAAACATGATCAATCTAAACACGGACAGAAACAACACAGCGTTTATAGTTGGTGACACTCCATTAAGATTAGAAGGAACGTCAACTAACATCCAAAACTGGGCTAACAACTCAGCCGGAGCACTTGACAACGGTGAAGACGGC